TCAGTCTTGAGGGTGCGACGCGGAAGCGCCGGCTACCTGCAGCGCTGCAACTTCCAGCCGGGCGTCGCGGCGGGTCTGCTCCGTATGGCCCTGGATGATGCCGGGAATCAGGAAGGCATCGACGATCCACCAGATGCCGGTAATGATCAGGGGGAACAGGGTGAAACAACCGATCAGCGTGATGATCAGTTGGGTAACCGCCGTGCCGGTTTTCCCCAGGTAGAAGCGGTGTGCGCCGAAACCGCCCAGGAAGAACCACAGAAGATAGGCGGTGCCGGTGGATTTCTGGGCGTTGGAAACTTTCTGCTCCACGAGCATTTCAGACTGTAGTGACATGAGTTTTCCCACTGATCCATGCGGAAGACATGGTGGGAATTGAAACGTTGCCAACGGTGTTTTTTCAAGCGTCCAGTCTGAGGATGTTTTTGATTTGTAGTTTTATTGCGGGGCTCTGGAAGAGTCGGCCAGGAGTCGGAACTCCTGGACTTCGTAGAGGTGCTTAAAACAAACTGGCGAGTGGCTGGAGTTTATTGGCGAAAGGCGTCCGGCCGGGCGCCTTTCGCTTTTGTCCGTTAACTTCATAGTGGCGTGGTTTCGAACTTTATCTTTTGATAGTTCTCGAAAATGAACCTGTCTTCCGGCGACAGGGCCGTTTCGTCGAAGGGCAGGATCGCGCCGTCATGCATGACCTTGTAGTCGCGAGAGGTGATTTTCGTCTCCGCCGTGGTGAATGTACTCATGAAGCGCTTATGGGCATCCCCCTGGAACTCCTTCCTGTGCTGGAGGAAGTAGGCGAAGTCCATGTGCCCAACCATGAAGACGATGTTCCAGTCCTTCCTGGCGGCTATGTCCCATTTCCACATGGCGGAGAGTTTCCGCCTAATGGCCTGGTCGGACTCCCTCAGGGCCTTCTTGAGACAGTCGAAGGCGTAGGTACTGTCTATGTCGAATTCGCAGATGGTCAGGTAGTTCACGAACTTTTCGCCGAAGACACAACTGGAGCCGAGGGTGAAAATCTCGTATCCCGGGTAATACCTGCGAAAGAAATCAAGTTCCGTCAGGAACCAGTCTTCCAGTGCGGGTCGGCTGCTCTTTCCGTAGACGTTCTTGACGATGTCTGGCGTATATTCGAACCCTTCGCTGGTGCAGGTCAGAACGTTCTTCTCATCTTTGGCGATGACTATCCTGTTTTTTGCTCCTTTCGGTTCCTTTTTCATTTTTCTTGTCCTTCGAGCGTCTGTGGAGGCCGGTTTATCGTGTTTTGGAATCTCTGTTTTAGGTTTCGCTTTCCAGGGATATAAGACGCCTGCTTACCCTGGTAGTGAGTGTCTAGCTCAAATTCTTTTTCTGTGCTTGACGAAAAGTATGCGTCGGTTTCTCGGAGGCTCGTTTTCTTGGACGGGGAGTTTCGAACCTGAAGCCATGAATGTTTTCCTGCCAGCGTTCCAGAGCCTTGTTGGCGGCGGAATCGAACGGTCTCATTAACAGATTCGGGAAATATCATTCCGCGCGTCCGCAGCCAAAAGAGCGGGCTGGCGAAGCTCGCCGGGTGTCGGTCACGGTAGGGGAGGGAGCAGCAAGGCGAGCCGGCAACAGGAAAGGCCCGGCGCTGGAGGAGCAGGCAAGGGACTGGGCAAAGAAAAAGCCCCTGAAATTCACTAGGAAAATCAGGGGCTTATCGTTTGCGTTTGGTGGGCCGGGGGGATTTGAACCCGCATCTAGCCCCCATTTGACGCGGCTTCCAGGCTGGAAGCTGTCATAAGGCTGTCATTACAGCTAAGACCCGTGATCGTATACGGTGAAATCTCTATCGATCCAAAGGATGTGAAATACCCGACCGTCGCGATACCCGACCATTGGGGCTTTGCCAATTGCACGGAATGAGATCAGGTTGGTGTCGTCTGTAACGAAGGCTGGAATTGCGGCCTTGAAGGATGGACGCCCGATAATCTCGAACCCAAGACCATGGCGAGGGGCTTGCTTGATCTGTTGCCAAGACATTTGGCTGAGAGTGCGAAGCTTGGATAGTACCTGGCTTCTCTCATCAGACGTGCACTCCGACACGCAGTAATCCGCCTGCATGAACTCGAAGGAAAACAAAGGCGGCTTCAGCTCCGGGTTCTCAGTAGGTGCTGGCCTTTCCTTGAGTAATAGACTGCTTTTAGAGCCTCTATCCCTGAGACGTGCCATGCCACGCCCTTACTTCACAAGGGTTTTAAAGAACTGGCGCATGTCGTCCGCAGGAATTTCACGGCTCATCGCCCCTGCCTGATAATTGTTCCGCCAGGGGGCTTCTTCGTGGGTCATCTCGCGCAGTCGCCAAGCCGAATACTGCCCGTAGATCTGCTGCACTTCATTGAGCAGTTCTACTTGCTCGGGGCTGAACGCTTCCAGATTGAAGTCTATGGGCGCTGGGATGCTGCCCGAGCCGAACTGCTTGTAGTGGTGATAGACGTTCGGCACGACAGGACCGTGCGTCCATGCTTCGATGGAGTCAGTGAACAAAGGCTCATCGTAGACGGCGAGATGGAAGCCCTGAGCGTAGTACACGAGCTTCTGCAGCTTCAGGTTGGACACAAGGTCGCCGGCCTCTTCGTTGGATTGGGCGAGGAAAAACTTCGCCACATCGATAGAGCTTGGCATAAGACCTCCTTGGTCATTTCCTGTGGATAACGTGTGTATAGCATGTGACATCAAAACGGTCGATGATTATCCGCTAGCCTTCAAGGATGTCAATTGAGGCTCGTCGCCTTGCCACATCTGCTCAGCTTTTCCCCCTGCCGACGCATCTGCGGCAGGCATCCATCTGCCATATACCCTGGCAATCATGGTCCAGTCGCTGTGCCCCATCTGTGTGGCTACCCACATCGGATGCTCCCCGGCAGACAGCATCATGGATGCGTAGGTGTGCCGGGTCTGGTACGGACGACGGTAGCGCACGCCGGCCTTCTTCAGCGCGTAAACCCAGAGTGTTTTCCTGATCGGTCCGTCGCCGGCCCATCGCTCGCCCGTCCTCGGGTTCTGGAAGACTTCCTGATTGGCCAGGTAGGTGAATTCCTTTTGCGCCTTCAAGGCTTCCAGCGCAGGGCCGAGCAGCTTGATGCTGCGCCGGCCGGAAGTGGTCTTCGTCACCTCCGCTTTTCCCTTGGCTGCCTGGGTCATGGCGCGGGTGACGCGCACCTCGCCGCGGAGCCAGTCAATATCGCCCCACTCGAGGCCGACGAGTTCGCTGGTACGCATCCCCGTCCAGAATGCGAACTGTACTAGGTTCCGCCCTTGACCATCGAGGGCACTCAGAATCGCCTGCTGCTCTTCCGGCGAGAATGGGTCCACGTCGTCGTCCTTGACCTCTCCCTTCCTTGCGTATGTCCAGCCGGCGAGGGGGTTGCTGTCGATCAGTTCCTCTTCCATCGCATCACTGAGGGCCGAGCGTAGGCAGCTCTGGATATTGCTGAGCGTCTTGTTGCTCACCTTCAGGGTGTCCAGCCAATCCTTGACGGCCTTCCGCTTCAGGTCGACCACCATGACGGGCCCAAGGGCCGGCACCAGACGAAGCTCTACAATCTTCCTGTAGCCCTCGAAGGTGCTGCTGGAGACGTGCTTGCGCTTCGACTCAAGCCATCGGCCAAGGAATCCCGCAACCGTCTCGCGTGACGCCTCAGGCGCAAACTTGGCGGCGCGCGGAGATCCAGGAAATGTCACCGAGTAGTCGAAGGTACCGGCGGCGATCGCATGTTCGATAGCCGCCTTGTGCTGCTCTGCTCGCTTCAGGTTAGTGGCGGTGGGCTTGAGCGAGATGCGCTCCCGGCACCTGACGCCGCGATACATGAACGTGATTTCGATACTCGAATCAGAGACTGCCCTGACTCCCCGCCCATCTCTACCCATGCTTCATACCCCTCTACATCAATAAGCGTCCGGCCATCCGGTGCTTTTTTCCATATCTCGCCGAGGCGCCAGATTCCGTCGCGGATCTTCGAGCGCACGGCGTCTTCGGTGTAGCCAGACTCGCTGGCGAATTTTTTAACAGTCAGGTAGCGCATTCCTGAGGCCTAGGCTTGAATGCAAGCCCCTCCCAGCGGCCGGATGGGCCGCGAATCTCGCAGCGCCGAACGTAGGCCCGGCGTTTCTTACTGTCGAACAGTGCCTGGCAGGCATCCATTTGCTCACCGTCGTTCGTCATTGCCAGCAGCCTGGCGCGGTCACCGCTGTTGACGAAGACGAATCCGTCCTTGATCTTCCCGTACCCGCTGGTTCGGTATAAGGCCCAGCGCACCCCACCTTTCTTGCCTCCCTTCGACCCTTCGGTCAGGTAGAACGCGAACTCTCCCTTCATCACGCGAAGCAGGGTTCTAGCCATGACTGCTACCCTCTTCGTTGCGCGCCACGCCAAGGCGCTGTGTTGCTTCGTCGCGCGTGCGGGCAACCAACTCACCGTTAACCACCTCGGCCGGCTCTTCCAGGCACACCTTCTCCAGGGCCTTGATCGCAGATCGGATGTACTTCGGTATGGCTGCTGATTTCTGGTAGTGCTCGAGCAACCTCCGCTTACCCTCCTCCGACGCGCCTTGGAAGTGGTCGAGCGCCTCTTTGGCGGCGGTGACGATTTCCTCGGGCTCTGCCCCCACCTCGCAGCGAACCCAACCGATCAGGCGGCGCAGGTGGTTCATTTCGGCCCGGGTCAGTCGGCGCGCGGTCATCTGCCTACTCACCAATCACCTCCGGCTTTCGCTCAACCATGCGGATCGATCCATCCTTGCTGTGGACGGTGAGTGCCGGCCGCCGAATCTGCACAGTTCCGTTCGGCGCCATTTCCTGGCGCGGAACTCCGTAGAAAGGGCCGCCCGGGGCGAACGGGTCAGGGATGACCGACGGATTTTCAAGCAAGAACTTCTGGAACAGGTTCTGGACCGCTGCGGTAAGTGGCCCCGTGTTCCCTCGGTTGGAGCGGCCACTCTTGTGGTCCGCGCTGTCCTCGAACTCCCCGCCAATCCAGAGCAGGCCGCCAACGACTCCGGCGTCGCCCGCGCAGACCTCGGCAGCCTCGGCACGGTGGGCATGGTTCACCACCAGGAGGTCGCACAGATCGTCGAACGACAGGGCCTGCTCGATCATGGCTGAGTTTCCGATAAGCCAGGCGCCGCTCTCCTCCATGGCTTGCCTCGCAGCTCTGGTGCGATCCAGATATGCCGCTCGTTCGCGTTCAAGCGCCTGCTCGGTGAACGGCATGCCCTTGAGGAGCCGCCGACGCATCAGGCGATACTCGGCGAAGCTGGTGTTGCGATCGGCGCACACCGCGCGGACGAACATCCGGAGGGCCGCCAAACGGACGCGCAGGTCACGGCGACTGTCGGCGTAGATATCGATCAGCCTGTGCAACGTTGCGCCCCTCATGACCGGCTCTCCTTGTTCGTGTCGCAGATCCGCAGGTCGACGCCGCAGGCCTGGACCAGTTCGGTCAACTCGCCGAGCTTGGTGTTGGGGTTCTGCATCGCCTGGCCCAGGCGGACCAACTGCTGGCCGAGGGTGGCGAGCGGGGTAGGGCGATACCCTGGTGGTGGTGGAATGTCGGAGCCTCTCATCACTGGCATACCTCCCAGATGAACAGGGTCTTGAACGGCTGGAGCGCTGCGCCGGCGGCAACAGCAGCCAGGCCAAACAGCGCGACGAGTGCGATGGCGGTCAGTGCTTTTCTCATGCATCACCCAGTAGGAATCGCATCGCTGCGTAGGTTTCGGGGGCTCCGCTGCTGCGTTGCCAGTCCAGACCAGCTTCTTGCAGGAAAAGGTTGGTGAGCTTTCCCCAACTGCTCGCCAGTGCGGCCCACTCCTGGCTGTGCTGGGCCATCTCGCGGATGCGTGACGCCCATTCAGGGATTAGGTTCAGCAGGAGCAGGCAGCGATTCAGGTCGTCCGGGTCATGGGGATAGGCCGCGTGGTGGCGTTCCATGGGCAGACCGAGCATGTGATCGTGGATGGCCCGCGAAGACGCTCCCACTTGACCGTCACTCAGCCATCTGGCGGCCCGCTCCTCGATGGTGCTGCCGGTACCGGGCATGCTGGTGTCATAGCCCAGCGGGCAGCCGGCGTTATCCAGGGCTTTGACGCAGGCATCATCGAAACTTGCCAGGTCAACCCGACCCTGAATCAGGTCGTTCATCACCGGGGTGATAGCGTCGAGTTGGCGCTGGTTGAGGGCATGGCCCTTGAGGGTGATGCTCATGCGTCACCGCCTTCCGGCGGCTTCGCCATGGCAGCATCGATGGCCTCGTCCAGATCAGCCTCTGCCAGGAGGTTGCCGTCCTTGTCCCGCGGGAACAGGTTGACGACGCTCTTGTCCATGCGGTTGACCTCGCGGGCCAGGTCCGATGCATAGAGAGCCGTGTTGCGCAGCCACAGGTAGCGCTTGGCGTTCTCGGCCTGCACTTCCCGCTCCAGCATCTGGTCCATCTCGACGCAGTCCTGGCACTGGCCATGCTGGCGAATGAAGGCCGCTTCGACGCTATCCCCGGCGAACCAGTGGTTGCAGCGGCAGAAGGCCGGATCGACTGGTTGTTGCTGGCGCTTCATCTCGGTGACCACCACCTCGACGGCCTCGATCACCGGCACGCCGACATAGCCGTCCTCGATTGCCACTCGATCAAGCCAGCGTTCCAGGGTTCGAAGGCTTTCGCCAAGGGAGTCATCACCCGGCCTCGGCGCGGGGCCAGGGGCTCGCCGGTATTACCCGGTCCGGAAACAGGTTCGCCGCCAGGGTTGCCCGGCTCCGTACTCACCCCAGCCCCGCTCAGCGCCGCCAGCGCGATCTGCCGCATGTTCGCCGCCGGCATGTTGTCCTGCTCGGGACAGGGGTACTCGGCGATGGTGCGGAGCGCCAGGACGGCGCGCTCGAGCGGATGCTCTTCTGCAGCCTCGGCGCCGGCCAGGTGCTTCGCTACCGTTTCCCGGATGACGCGCAGCGCGTTCATGGCCTGGAGCGAGCTACCGTCCTGGCCGAGCTTGGCGGTCAGATCGATCTGTTTAAACAGGGTATGGGTCATAGATCACCCCCTTGCTCGGCGCTGCGCACCGCCTGGTAGGCGAGGGCGTAGCAAGCCATTTGCACCAGCAGGCTTGAGGCCGCGAGTGCGGGGTGATCTGTGAGGGCTAGGGCCGCCACGTGCAGAGCGCCAGTAGGGATGGAGAGCCACGGGCGGGCGAGCAGGTTCGCGGCTCCTTGACCCTTGATGCCGCCGGCGAATATCAGCAGCCAGCAGAGAACGTTCGTGGCCGCCGCCACATAGAACGCGAACCGGTGAAGCGACCCCTGACCGAAGTACAGGCACGCGCTGAGCAGCAGGCTGATCACGGTGCCGATGAGTGCTTGCTTCATGATCAGCGATCTCCGGCGGCAGCGGTCAAGGCGTCGAGTAGCGCATGCTTTCGGCGCTGGCCATGCAGGTACTCGCGCAGGGCAACGACGATCAGGGAGTTCATACTGCGCGAGTCTCGCTTGGCTTCGGCTTCCACCTCGGCCCTCAGGCCGTCCGGAAGTCGGACAACGAACTTGTCCATGTCCCGGCTGGTGCTGGCCGGCAGTTCGGTTACAACGGTTGCTCGTTTCATAGTTTCTCCAGGGCGAGCAAGGGCCCGCCGGCATTTGTGGCTTTGCCAAAATCGGGTGGGTTATAGGGAGGTTGTTACTGCAAGGTCTCGCCGTGCAGGCATTGCAACAGCGCTTCGAACCTGTCGACGTACAGGTGCACGGCGACCTCGCGCTGGTTGTTCGGGTTGGAGAGGTTCTTGCCGAAGGCCAGCCCTTTCTCAGTCAGCGCCCAGAACTCCCTCGTGCCGTTGCCCTTGCTGCTTGGGCGGCTTAGGCGCTCAACCAGCCCAGCCGCCTCCATGAGCTTGTAGACCTGGCGCGCGGATGCCTGGACTTCATGTGAGCGCAGCAGGTCGGAGAGGGCTGCGGTTACGTG